GATGAAGATCCAATTATTGACTTTAGCGACATTAAAGGAGATGAATAATGGCAACATATACAGGACACGATGGTAAAATTGAATTTACTGGTGGTGGTCAAACAGACAAAGCTATCGTAAATTTAAGAAACTTTTCTATCGAACAAACACAGGACACAATCGAAAATACGGTTATGTCAGCTAACGGCTCTAGAACATATGTACCTGGATTATCAACATACACTATTAGTGGTGATGTATTCTGGGACGGTTCTGATTCAACAGGGCACTTCTTATTAGGTGAAGACTTTATGAATCACGAAGGTGAAGATTCGGCTATTACTTTTAAAGTATACCCATCTGGATCAGTTGGTTCAGTAAGCAACACTAAATTTGAAGGTAGTGCTATTTTAACAAGTTTTTCAATCACAAGTACAGTTGACGGAATGGTTGAAGCAAGTTTTACAGCACAAGGTACTGGTACATTAGCGGTTGATCTAATTTCATAGGTGTCACAGTGATTGGCATTAGGTACAAAAGCAGTCGTAATATTAAGGATTTGAGCACACAAGTAAAAGCTCTAATCAAAGATATACGAGAGCAAACATACCAAACAGCACGATCACTTACACCTGTTGATACTGGATTTGCTAAAAGTCAGTGGAAAAAACGAGACCAAGTTAAAGGTTTTAAGGTGACAAATACCACACCTTACATTCCTTTTTTAGATGAGGGTAGCTCTAAACAAGCACCCAATGGTATTACAAAACCTACTGTCAGGAAAATGGCAGGATACATTAGAACTAAAAGCAGGAGATTAAAACGATGACTGATTCGGACAAACAAACACAACCCGCAATTGATATAATAACAGGACACTTTAAAAACAAATTAGGTGGAGATTTATTAAAATACAACAGCGAGGATTGGGGTATTGACATATACTATAAAGCAACGGCTTCATTGGCAGTTGAAAATAGAATTATGACTTTACAACAGCAAGGCAAAACGGCAGAAGCACTTGTAGAAAGTATAGTAAGCAAAGCACTGACTAAAGATGGTGAAAAAATGTTTAAACCAACTGATAAACCAACTTTCTTACACGAAGTAGACCCACAAGTTATTATAAAAGTGGCTACTGTACTTAACAATGCCAATGCTGAAAGTGTTGAGGCTATTGAAAAAAACTAATAGGGGACAGGCACTTGTACAACCAAGTGGCCCTAGCTGATTATTTAAAAATACAAATATCAGATATTTTGAAAATGTCCCATTTAGAGTATAAGACTTGGTTGGCTTACTTCCAAGTTCAAAAGCGAGAACACGATAACGAGATGAGGAAACAAGGTGGCGGTAAAAGAGCAAATAATCCTAGAAGGCATAGATAAAACACAGAGAGCCTTTAGTAATGTACAAAAGAGTCTCAATCGTGTTGAAAAAAATACCAATAGAAGTGCAAATGCTTTTAGCAACTTAAGAAATATTGTTGTTGGAGCGGCAGCGGCTATTGGTGCAATTAAACTATCCAAAGACTTCCTAAACACAGCAGTTGAAATTGAAAACTTGGGCATACAGTTGAAGTTCCTAACGGGGTCAGCTGAAGAAGGTGCCAAAGCAATGGACATACTTACCCAATTTGCGGCAACTGTACCGTTTGAGCTACAACAAATAGCCAACTCAGCTCCTAACTTATTGACAGTAGTAGACAGCACTGATGAACTAAATGAGATGCTACAAATTACTGGTGATATAGCGGCTGCCACAGGATTAAGTTTCAAAGAAACAGCAGAACAACTACAAAGATCATTTAGTGGTGGTATTGCGGCGGCGGATATGTTTAGGGAAAAAGGTGTTAAGGCTTTATTAGGTTTTGAAGAGGGTGTAAGATACAATGCTGATCAAACTAAAAAAATGATCGTTGAAAGCTTTAGAAACGGCACAATGGTTATGAAGGGTGCTTCTAAAGATATGGCGGATACATTTACTGGTACAATGTCAATGTTATCAGATAAACTATTCAAGTTCCAAGACAGCTTAATGAATGCAGGACCTTTTGATTTTATTAAAGCACTAATTGGTACACTTAATGACTTTATTGAAAGTAGATTTGGTAGTATAGAAGTAGCCGCAGAACAAATGGGTCAAAAAATGGTTATGGCATTCCAAGCCGCAACTATTGGACTTGCTAAATTTGGAGATATGATTACTCCAATTGTTAGATTTGCAGGCAAGAGCATCAAAGGATTAGTTGAGATGACAAATGGCTTACCAGCTACTATAAAAGCAGTAGGACTAATTGGATTCTTAATGTTGGGTATCAAAGGTAAACTTGTAGTATTAGCAATTGGTGCCGTATTTGAAAAAGTCAAATTGATGTTTATTGAAGTAATGGAGTTTATGGCCAAAGGTAAAGACAAGATAGCAGGACTACTTGAAGCAATTGGTATGGACGAAACAGCTAAAAAGTTAAGAGTCAATGCAGAAGAGATTAGACAAAGCAATGAAAAAGTTAGAAAAGCAATTGAAGATGGTAAGAAAAGTATTGTAGAAGACAATGAAGAAATTATACTGTCAATGGGTGAATTTGGTAGCATAACAGAAGAAGAATTAAGCAAAGCTGGACCAATGGTACAAGCACTAACAGAATTTTATAGACAGCTAAATGAAGAAACTAAAAAACAAGCTGAAATACAAAAACTATTGGACTATGATGATCCAATTAAAAATATGGCTAAAGCCGCAGATGAACAAATAAAAGTTGAAGAAGCTAAAAATGAAAAGCTACAACAAGAGTTAGATAAGTTCCACAAATTACAGTTAATGAAAAAGAAAACATTCCAAAAAATGGTAACTGAAGCAGAAGCCAAAGAAGCTAAAAAGAGATTGTTTATTGACACACAAGCACACAAAAGAAAAATGGACTTTCAAAAGACTGTAGCAGATGCAGAAAAAGCCTTTAACGAAAGTAGAACAACAGCACTTAAATCATACACAGAAGGCTTTATGGGTGAAATGAAAAAACAAGAAACAATGTTTGAACAATTATCACAAGCAGGAGCAAGAGCATTTAATGGTATGGTAGATGTGCTAACAGATTTTGTAATGACAGGTAAATTAAGATTTAAAGACTTTGCTAATATGGTAATTAGAGACCTAATTAGGATAGCGATGCAGGCGGCGGCTACATTTGCTATCAAAAAAGCATTAGCGATGTTTGGTGGTCCAATTGGAGGCTTCTTGGGAGGCTTCTTGGCAGATGGTGGACCAGCAAAGGCTAACACACCGTACATAGTTGGGGAAAAAGGACCAGAACTCTTTGTTCCTAACAGTAGCGGTAATGTTGTTAGCAATGAAGATCTAATGAAGACAGGATCTTCAAGGGTGGGGGGCAAAGAAGTCACAGTAAACTTTAATGTGACAGCTATGGATGCCGAAAGCTTCCAAGGGAAGTTGGCAGAGCAGAGAGATACTATTGTTGGAATAATTAATGAGGCGGTGACTGATACAGGCAGAGCACCGATTACAGCATAATGAAAAGACGAAGAGTACCTAAAGACAAAGCAACAGGGCTACCTAAAAAATATTTAAGTGGCACTAAAGGCGGTAAGAGAACAGAGTTAGCAGGTGTAATTAATCAAATATCAAAACTTTATAAAGCTGGGGCTCGTATCCCACAAAGCCTTATAAACAGGAGAATTAAACTTGGCAAAAAGAAGAAGTAAACCACTTGCGGCATCAACTGTTAAAACTTTAAGAGCCAAAGCAAAAAAAAGCAAAACTTTTAATTTAGCAGATTTGAAAGCAGTATACAAAAGAGGACAAGGTGCCTTTTTAGGTGCTGGTAGTCGTCCTGGTGTTGGTATGGCACAATGGGCTATGGGTAGGGTAAATAGTTTATTGAGAGGCAGTAGAAAACACGATACTGATATTAGACGAAGAGCAAGGAAGAGAAAATAGATGGCCAAGTATCAAGGTAGAAGTGTTAAGTTAAACAAGCCATTTAGACAACCAAGTGGCTCAAGTAAAAAATTTGGTGTTTATGTTAAAAACAAAAGCACAGGCAGAATTAAAAAAGTTGGATTTGGTGATCCTAATATGAAAATTAGAAAAAACAATCCAGCAAGACAAAAAAGTTTTTTAGCAAGGATGGGTGGCATACTTAAAGATGTTAAAGGACAAAAAAACTTATCAGCGGCATATTGGAGTATGCGAAGCTGGAGAAAAGGATTTAAATTATAATGGCACAGTTTAATAACATATGTCCACAAACGGATCATATACAAGCAGTAGAATTAACAAGCAATCAACCCACAGTACAAACACAAAGCATAAGTGGTAGAAGACAAGTAAGAAGTTTTGCAAGTCAATTTTACAGTATGAAAATAACTATGCCACCAATGGCAGAAGCAGACTTGAGAAGAGTATATGGCTTCTTAATACAGCAACAGGGTGCTAAAGGTACATTTACAATAGCACCATACAATTTAAAAAGAGTAAGTGGTACACAGTCAGCAACTGAAAATGTACAAGCAGGAGCAATTGGTGCCACTACAATAAATTTAGACACAACTGTAGGTAAATTTAAAATGGGAGACTTGTTTAAGTTTAGCGGACATTCAAAAGCATATATGATAACAGCAGACCAAGGTGCTTCAAGTACACAATTACAATTTGAACCACCTTTAGTATCAACAGTAGGAGCAAGTGAAACTGTGTTAAGCGGATCAAATTTTGAGATGACAGTTAGACTTGAAGGTGATAAATTTACAAATACA